CGCCTGATCCGTTCTACCTCTCGCGCTTGTCGCTCACGGGCGTCTCGGCGGTGTCGCGCAACACATCGCCCTTCACCCTGCAAACGCAGCAATACAACCACGCAGGCCAAGCGTGGCTTGGCTCGGTTGATTGTCCGCCGATGACTCGCGCGGATGCCGAGACGATGCTGGCCTTCTTGCTTAAGGCGCAGCGCGGCACGTTCAACTTTCAAGACTACGCGAACCCGCTGCCGCGTGGCTCAATTACTGGCACGCTGACCGTTGCGACGGCGACAGCTAACGGAACGACGCTGACTTACAACGGAACGACCAACAGCACGCAGTTCGCCGTCGGCGACTGGCTGCAAATCAGCACGTCATACTACAAGGTCGTGCAAGCAAACGGAGTGGGTACCGTTGATCTCTTCCCCGCTCTCCGCAAAAGCTACGCAGGAAGCACGGCGATCGTTTACGGTCTAACGACTGGCGCTCGGGCAAAAGGCGTCTTCCGCCTCGCGCAGCCGACGACGGAGTGGTCAATCGAACTGGCGAGCGTTTACGGTATCAGCTTTTCAATCGTCGAGGACGTCGAGTCATGAGCATCACCACAGCAGGACGCGGACTCACAAACGACATGGTGACGGAGGTGAGCGCATCGCAGCTCTCACCGATTCTGCTCGCTTCGCTATCCTTTGCGACGCCGGTGCACATCTGGACCGGCTACGGCACGATCACGGTCGGAAGCACGGCGTATCTTGGAATCGGCACGCTCGGCTCGATCTCGCCGGTTGAGGAGACGACGGACCTCGCGGCGCGCGGCATTTCCATGCAGCTCTCGGGCGTTCCCACGGCGATGCTGGCCGTTGCGCTCACCGAAAATTATCAGGGCAGGGAGTGCTCGGTTCTGTTTGGCGCGCTTGAAGCCAGCGGCGCACTCGTGTCGTCGCCGGTCACGATCTTCTCGGGGCGGATGGACGTGATGAGCATCAACGACGACGGGCAAAACGCGACCATCGGCATGAGCGCCGAAAACAAGCTCGTGGACTTCCGCCGCCCGCGTGAAGTGCGCTACACCGACCAAGAACAGAAGAACCTATTCCCTTCCGACAAGGGGCTAGAGTTCGTCACGGCGATTCAGGAAAAGCAAATCTACTGGGGCAACGCCAAGCTCGTCGCGCCGGTGAACGAAGGCGGCGGCGAGAGCGAGCGCACCGGCTACGAATGAACATGGCCACGCGCTGCAATAACTGGCCGGACCTGCTCACGGCTTACATCGAGCGCAAGCGTCACGAGGCTTTTGCATGGGGCTCCAATGATTGCTGTCTCTTTGCGGCGGACTGGGTGAAGATCGCAACCGGCCACGACATCGCCGCGCAATGGCGCGGGCAATACGCAAGCGCGCTCTCGGCGCATCGAGCACTCAATCGAGGCGGCGGAATCGAGCGCCTTGTCGATGAAGCGGGAGGGATGAAGATCGCCACCGCGCTTGCTCGTCGCGGCGATCTTGTCGCGCAGGACGGCGGCGACGGCGTCGCGCTGGGCATCTGCATCGGCAGCGTCGCGGCTTTCATCGCTCGCGACGGATTGCAATTCGTGACATTCCCAAACGCTAGAGTCTGGAGATTTTAACCATGCCACAAGTATTGATCGCATCCGCTATCGCTTCCGCGTTCAAGGCGGCTGGGTTTTACATTACGTCGCAGGCTCTGGCGATGGTCGCGGCCACGGTGCAATTCATCGCCGTCACCGCCGCGTCAATGGCCGCGTCGAAGTTGCTTGCGCCCAAGATGCCGAGCTTCTCCGACTCGTCGCTCTCGGAGCGCGGGCAGATGGTGCGTTCTCCGATCGCGGCGCGCTCAATAATTTACGGGCGATGCCGCGTCAGCGGGACTATCGTTTACATTTCGACGACTGGCACGAAGAACGAATACCTTCACCTCGTTGTCGCTCTGGCCGGCCACGAGGTCGAGGCAATCGACGAGATTTATTTCAACGATGAAGAGGTGCCATTGACAGGGAATCAGCCGACCGGATTTTACGCGGGCGTGGCGCTCATCAATAAAAAGCGCGGAGTGCCGAATGACACAGCGGACGCGGATTTGATCGCCGCTACCGTCAATCTCACAGACGGCAAGTGGACATCAGATCACAAGCTGTCTGGCATTGCCTACCTCTACGTCCGACTGACATGGGACGCGGAGAAATACCCGAGCGGAATCCCGAACATCAGCGCCGTTGTGCGCGGCAGAAAGGTCTTCGACCCGCGCACAAGCACCACCGCCTATTCAGCAAACGCCGCGCTCTGTTTGCGCGATTACCTCACAAACTCGCTCGGCATGGGGATGACGACTGCGGAGATGGACGACACGGCGTTTCAGGCGGCGGCAAACATCTGCGACGAGAACGTCGAGATTAAGCCGGTGACGACGCCAGCAACCGAGGAAAACCGATACGAGGCAAACGGCGTCGTCTCGACCAGCGCGTCGCCCGACGAGAACATCGGCAAGTTACTTTCTGCGATGGGCGGACTGATCGCCTACACCGGCGGCAAGATCGCGCCTTACGCTGCGGCCTACCGAATCCCGACCGTGACGTTCAGCGAGAAGCATTTCGTGGGGCCGATCAGCGTGCAGACGCGCACGAGCGCACGCGACCGCGTGAACTCGGTGAAGGGCGTTTACCTGAGCGAAATCAACAACTGGCAGGTCACGGACTTCCCGACGATCACGGATGCAACCTATGTTTCCGACGACAATGGCAGCGTCTTTTTCCGCGACGTGGTGCTTCCGTTTACGACTTCCTCGTCGTGCGCGCAGCGCCTTGCGGTCATCGAGCTTCGCCGCGCTCGCGAAGAAATCACGATGTCGGCGCGCTTCCGATTAGAGGCGATGCAGGTGCGCGCGGGCGACACGGTGATGATCACTAACTCGAAGCTCGGATTTTCCTCAAAGGTCTTCGAGGTCATGGAGTGGAATTTTGCCAGCGGAGGCAATCCTCCCGAGGTCTTCGTGGACATGACGCTGCGAGAAACCGATTCGTCGGTCTATTCATGGAACGTCACGGATGAAATCTACACGGCAGGCGCGCTCAACACGACGCTGCCGGACCCGTTTACGATCAGCGCGCCGAGCGGCCTCACGCTGACGGCTAACGGCACCACGCAGCTCATCCAAGCTGACGGCACGGCGCTGCCGCGAATCCTAGTGGCGTGGACCGCGCCCGCCGAGGCGTTCATCCAATCGGGCGGCGTAGTTGGCATTGAATACAAGGAGAGCACGTCAGCCACGTATCTCACGTGGAGCCGCGTCGAAGGGAACCAGACGCGAGACTTCATTTCGAGCGACGTAAAGATCGGGCTAACCTACGACGTGCGAATTTACGGCGAGTCTTATTTCGGCGTCTCCACGAGTTACCTAACGGCGCAAACAGGCGTCGCGAAAGACACGACCGCGCCCGTCACGCCGACCGGCCTCACCGCCGTAGTCGGCACGGGCCGCGCGGTCTCCCTCGACTGGAACGACAACACCGAGCCCGACTTTTCGGAATATGGCATTTATCGCAACACCACGGCGGTCACGCCAGCGAACGCCAACACGAACAAAATCGCCGAGGTGAGAGCGTCGCGATTTGTGGACACCGACGTGGACATCGGGACCACGTATTACTATTGGATTAACGCTTACGACACGGTCGAGAACGTCAGCGGCTTTGCAACCTCGGTGTCTGCCGTGCCGGTCGTGATTACGGCTGGACCGATTGACTCGACGCCACCGAGCACGCCCAGCGCTCCGACCTTTGTTTCGGAATCGACTTACCTTTCAAGCGACGGCGGGACATTCGCAAAGATCACCATCGCCGCCCCCGCGCTTCCTGCGGGCGCGCGGGTCAATCAAGTGCTTTACAAGATCAGCGGCTCAACCGACTTCCTGATTGCTTGCGAATTAACGGCAGCGGGCAACGCGACCATCGACGATCTCACGGTCGGGGCGTCATACGTTTTCGCGATTCGCGCGGTGTCGTTCAGCAACGTGCGCAGCACGGTCTCGACTACGTTGTCGAGGACCGCGCCGAGCAACACGACGGCACCGGCTGCGCCGACCGGAGGGACATTTACGGGCGATGGCGTGAAGCCGAAATACTTTACCGGAACCCTCGTGTTTCTCGTCGGCACTCGAATCGGATGGGCACCGAACACCGAATCCGATTTCGATTACTACCAAATCAAAGCGACGACAACCAACAGCGACGCGGCGACAGATTACAGTTGGACGCCGTTCGACGGAGCAAATTTTTTCGTAACGACACGAGACACCGAAACGTTCCTATACACCTCGACGATTGGCGCGGGATACATACGCATCAGGGCCGTGAACCGATCAGGTGTTGCGTCATCGTGGGCAAGTCTCGGAAACGCAAACTCGGCGGCGTCAGTCGGAACTGGAACGGTCTCAAAATACAATGACTCCGACGTAACCACCACCGGAATCAAAACCGGCTCTGGCTCATCCACGCGACAGGTAAACGTCGTCTATGAAATTAACGACGTGGTCACGCTCACAGGCGGGGCCGCGACCGAGAACGTAAACATCTCCCTGACGAATCGCGGATTCAGCACGAAGCCTGATGACGGTCTGGTCGTGGTCGAGGACGTTCTTTACCAAGGCTTCTACGACTCGCAGTCCGCAAGCTCAACATCCACAAACGCGGTAATAAAAATCTATCGCAACGACGGCGGTACGCTTGCATCAGGACCGCTTCGACTCTCCGCACGCTTCACGGATTACACCTAACATGGCCTTTCAAAAAACATTCACGCTGCGCTCTGGCGCACAGGGAAACTACACGCGGCTCATCACCTACCGCGTGGACAGAATGACGCGCGAGGCCGTGGGGTTGTTCTCACTCTTCGTGGACTCGGAGGCGGCGCACTCAGGCAAAGACCCGCTCACGCCGTGGATTGCAAAGTTGCGCGTGACGGGCGACGCGTTCGACCGATACTTTTCAAGCGCCGCGCTCGATGCCGACACGATGGCGAATTTCTACCGCGCAGCGAAGGCCGAGCCGATGGTTTCAGATTTCGGCGACGCTTTGTTTTCGGATGCGCTCGACGTATGACCG